CCCTGACGGCAGCTATGCCCGTGTCGCCATCGTCGCCGACGGCATGGAGTACGGCGAAGAAATGGGCGCGGAAGGCGTTGAAATGGCCAAGGCAGGCCGTGTCCTTTCCGCCGCCAACGAGGCCAAGGTACGCGCCGCCTACGCCGCCCTGGGTGAGCTTCTGGCGACCGTCGCGCCGATGGAGGAGGGCGACGACATGGAGATGGGCAAGGGCGCCGCTGTCTCCTTCACGTTCGACGTCTCAAAGATGGCGAAGAACGAGGACAAGAAGCAGGTGTTCGGGTGGGGCTACCTGTGCAAAGACGAGAACGGCGCCACGGTGGTGGACGTCTCCGGCGACGTGGTGGACCCTGACAGCCTCCAGAAAGCCGCCTATGCAGGCTTTAACAAGCTCTTTGCGGGTGCCAGCCACAACGGCAAGGCCCCCGCCTCGGTGATCACCTTGGCGTGGTCCGATCCCGAGGTGCGAAAGGCGATGGGCGCGCTGGACCCCGGCAAAGAAGAGGGCATGTGGATCGGCTTCCAGGTGCACGACGACGGCTTCTGGAAGGACATCAAGAGCGGGAAGATCGCAGCCTTCAGCATTGGCGGGAAGGGCGTCAGGACTCCTCTGTAGCCAACCAAAGCACCGTAAGCCGCCCCACATCCGGGCAGGTGGCATAGAGCCAACGATCTGCGCTCCACTCCACCGGCCCACACTCACCCGAGGGGCTGCACCACGTCACGGCCAGCGGCTCCCCCACCAGCGGGATCCACATCGCCGCATAGCCGGGGCACTCCTCCGAGGTGGCGAAGGTCGGAAGGGCGGTGTCGGTAGGGCACGGGGTGACGGCGTACTCGGAGCAGGCCAGGAGCAGGAGGAGGGTCACTGCCCACCCCCAACCGGCGGCACCGGAATGCCAAGCGCTCGCGCCCGCTCCTCCGTCATCGCCTCGATCTGCCCGCAGAGCGTCCGGTGCTCCCGAGCCGCTACCTGTCGCAGTAGCCACACCGCGCGCCGTGTAGGCCGTAGGGTGAGCCGTGCCGTCTCTTTGCTGTCTTCGTCCATACTGACGCCTCCTGACGCCTCTATGGCGCCCTGGTGACACTATCACTGGCTACCAGCGTGCGCAAGCCTTCCCGCCCTGCCTGCATACGGGTAGCCTTGCCGTATGCCGACCGCAAAGAACCTGCTGAAAATCACCGAGCTTGGCGAAGTCTCTTTCGTCGACAAAGGCGATAACCCGCCTGCGGGCGCCAGAATCCTCAAGTCGGCACCATCTACAATCCCAGGAGGCCGCGTGCCTGATCCCGTTGATGTCCAAAAGCAGATTGACGAGGCCGTAGCTGCCGAAGTCGCCAAGCGGAGCGCTCTTGAGGAGCGGATCGCCAAGATGGAGGAGGCGGAAGCCGTGGCCAAGGTGGAGGGCTTCTGTAAGTCCAACCACATCGCGCCGGAGTTGGCCGCCCCCCTTCGCGCCATCCAGAAGGCCGCCCCGGCCGAGGACTTCGCCAAGGTGCAGGCGGAGATTGCGCGCCTGTCCACCTCGCTCCACAAGGCTCTGAATGAGCTTGGCGCGCGGGTGGGCGGGGTGAGCAAGGGTGCTACTCCTGCTATGGACCGGCTCCAGAAGGCAGCCGACGAAATCCGCAAGGGCCGCCCTGAACTGACCGCCGAACAGGCGATGGAAAAGGCGATCAACGAGAACCCCGCTCTCTACAATGAGGTGCGCTGATGCCTACCGAGCAACCCCTCCACATCGCCTATCAGAGCTTCACCCGCCCGGCGGATACGGACCTTTCCACCAAGCAGTACTACGCGGTGGACCTGAACAGCGACGGCGAAGTCGTCGTCGCCGGTGCGGGTTCTACCTTCATCGGCGTGCTTGGCAACAAGCCGACCGCCGCCGGGCAGCCTGCCGAAGTCATGTTCTCCGGCGTTGTCCCAATGGTCTGCGGGGGCACCGTCAACACCGCTGCGGCCGTCAAGATTGACAGCGACGGCAAGGCGGTCGCCGCCTCCTCTGCTGACAAGGCCATCGGCCGCGCCATGTCCACCGGTGCCGCTGGCACCCAGGCAAATATCCTCCTCCAACCCCACACGGTGGCCTGATGGAAACCATGATCACCAACATTTCCAAGGCAGCGAACCCAGGCGCGGGCGATGTGTACGTCGCCGAACTCCTGCCCAACATCGCGATCAGCTACTTTCAGACCGCCGGGGGGCTGCACGACATCTTCCCGTCCGTTCCTGTAGAGTTGCAGACCGGCTACTTTGCGGCGTTCTCCCGCGCGGATACCCTTCGCGTGCAGACCGTCCAGCGTGCACCTGGCGCCCCTACGGCACAGGTCGGATTTAACACCGACCTGACCGGTACCTACAGCGCCAAGGTGTTCGATGCCGAGTACGCGCCTCCCGCTGAAGTGGTGGCCAACTACCGGCTCCCCGGCACCCTGGACAGCTTCGCGACCCGCCTTCTGGCGCGCGCTGCATACCTCCGCCGTGAGTTGACCTGGACCACCAACTTCTTCACCAGCGGCGTATGGGGCACCACCACCACCCCCTCTGTGCTGTGGGATGATCCTTCCTCGGACCCCATCGGCGACATCGAGACGGGCATCGCAACCGTGCTTCTGGCGACCGGCTACAAGCCGAACGTGATGGCCCTCGGCTATCAGGTCTGGAAGGCGCTGAAGCAGCACCCGGATATCATCGCCCGCATCGGAACCGGCTCCGCCTCCAACTTCGATCCCCGCATGGTGACCGAGAAGCTGGTTGCGGCTCTGTTCGGTCTGGAAGAGATCCGCGTTGGCTCGCTGGTCTACAACAGCGCCGCCGCCGGGGCTTCGATTTCTACCAGCTTCACGGCCGGTAAGAACGCGCTGCTCTGCTTCCGCACCTCCTCCCCGTCGATTCTGGAGCCCAGCGCGGGCTACAAGTTCGCCTGGACCGGGCTCGCTTCGAGCCTGGACGGTATCCAGATGCGGCGCGGCTACGAGGCCCGCCAAAATCAGAACTGGTACCAGATCCTGCACGCGGAGGACTTCAAGAAGACCGCCGCAGAGCTTGGCTACTTCTTCTCCGGCGCCGTCTCCTGATCTGGTTCACCTTCTCCGGCGGGTAACACCGCAGAGGTATCTATGGGTATTCTCGACAAGCTTTCTGGTCAGTTGTGGCTTCAGGGTGGATCCGGTGTCGGCGTCGCAACCCTCACCGGGAATCGGCTTCTGGACGGCACCTCTGCGCAGTTCCAGAACCTCACGGCTTCTGGCTCCGACCGCAACGTGGTGCTCACTGCTCTCGGCGCCCGTGGCGCCGGTCAGTGGTTCTTCATCCGCAACGCGGGCGCCTCCAACAACATCGTGGTCAAGAAGAACGACGCTTCTACCACGGTCGCAACGCTTGCGCCGGGCCAGTGGTGCCTTGTCGTCAGCGGCAAGGTGTCTGGGGTGCTCGACTGGTACATCCCGGCATCGGTGGTGGATCTGGTCAGCCTGACCCTCACCGGCACCCTTTCGGCAGTGGCCGCAGCCTTCACGGGCGCCGTCACCACAACCGATGGGGTGACCAGCGGCACCGCGCGCAAGGTGGGCGGCACCGCCTCGGTAGCCACCGCAGCAGGCACCGTCGGGCCCTCCACGGGCACCAACGAAACCACCCTTCAGAGCTACGCCATCCCGGCGTCTACCCTGAAGGCGGGCACCGTGCTCAAGGTGGTCGCTACCATGCGCTGCACGGCGGAGACGGGCACCACCACCTTCACCGGCAAGCTGAAGCTGGGTAGCACCGCTCTCGTCACCGTCGGCCCCTTCGACCTCGCGTCGGGCGACTACCAGCGGATCGAGCTGGAAATCGTCAGCCGTGCGGCCCCCGGTGCTTCGGCGGCAGTAGTGGTCACCGGCGCAGCCCTCGGGCTTGCCGCTGGGGCTGCCGTCAGCAACGCGATTGTGTTGGCGCCCGCCAACTACGCCACCAACGGGGCGCTGACCCTGGCCCTCACCGGCCAGATGTCCGCCTCCGATGCCAACGCGATAGCCTCCGACCAGTTCGTGGTCGAGGTCATCGGCTAAAATGGCCTGGACCTACGTTGGCACGCTCCCGACCGACCCTGCGACCGCTACGGCCGCAGAACGTCGGGATTGGGTGCGTACCAAGGTGGGCGACGTGGTGAGCACCAACCCGCTCGCCACGGATGAGCAGATCGCAAGCTCCATCGCCGAAAACGGTGGGGCTTCGTGGTCGCGGCTGTACCTCGCTGCTGCGGACGTGGCCGACTCCATCGCCGGGCGCTTCTCTGCGCAGAAGGCGGGGAAAGTCTCGGTCGGCAAGACCTCGGTGGAGTACGGCGAAACGACGTCGCACTTCTCCAGCCTTGCCAAGCAGCTTCGAGCACAGGCCCGCCAGAAAATCCACCTTGCGCCGTACTTTGGCGGCGTCTCGGTGGCCGATAACCAGACCGCATCGGCTGACACGTCCCGCGTGCAGCCCGAAGCCTACCGGGGGCAGGACAGCTACCCCGGCAACCAACCGACCCTCGACACCATCGGGACCACCAACCCATGAGCATGGACCCCGCCATCGCTGCGATGCTGACACAAACGGTGAGTATCGCCGTCGTCGCGTCGCGCTCGGCGTCCGGGCAGGAGTCATGGGGCACGCCTACGGCGATGTCTGCGCGGGTGGAGGAGGAGGTGGCCGAAATCCGCAACGCCGCCGGGATGCTGGTCACGACCTCGCACCGTATCTACATCAACGGCAGCGCCTCCCCTGTGCCCGTCGTAGGCGCCCGCCTGTGGCTGCCCGGCACTTCGGGTAGCAGCTCCGCGCGCACGATCCACGCGGTCCACACGCTGCCCGACGTGCCCCCCGGCACCGGCGTAGACCACTACGAGGTGCTGATATGAGCGGGCTCGACGGCATCAAGCGCAAGCTCGCAGAGGCAGCCGCCAGGGCCAACAAGGCCGGGCGTGCGGGCCTGTACGAGTCAGCCGAAGAGATCATGACCGACGCCAAGGGCCGCGCGCCCGTGGACCTCGGCAACCTGAAGGGCAGCGGCACCGTCACGCTCCCGACCGACACCCCCGAAGGCGTGGTGGTGCGCATCGGCTTCGGCGGACCTGCGGCTCCCTACGCGCTCATCCAGCATGAAAATCTGTCCTTCCGGCATGAAGTCGGAGAGGCAAAGTACCTGGAAAATGCGGTGGATTCCCTTGGGCATCTGGTGCAGCAGCGCGTCGCCGATAAAGTCCGCCTGGCGCTCGCATGAGCAACCCCGCCACCAGCCCCGAAGCTGCCGTAGCCGCGCGCCTGAACGGGCAATATTCGCTTGTAACCGGCACAAACCTCTTCTCCGGCCCGGAGCGGCCCGTGTCGCCCGGCATCCCGTCAGCGGCGGTGTTCTGCGCTACCTACGGTGGCCCTCCCCCGGTGCCATACCTCGGGAATAGCGCCGATGTACGCGCCTTCTCTGTGCAGGTGATGGTCCGTGGCGAGCCCAACGACCGCGATGGGGCCTTATCGCTCGCGCGGAATATTTGGGCACGCCTCCATCGCTACCAGGGACCGGGCGGCGGCTACGTCGATTTCTTCTGTCAACAGTCCGACCCCG